CATTAATTTAATTAAGTCTTCAACTGCATCGCCTCTTGCATTTAATGAAACATTCATTGACATTTTATCTTCTGGTTCTGATGGCATATCCATTGGCATACCGCCTTCTCCCATTCCGCATTCTTCTACTTGCTGAATTGACTCTAAAATAGTTTTCATATCGTTAACGTTTGATCCTGCTACTGATGGCTTATCGCCTGCTGCCGCCGAATCCATATTTTCTAAGATTTTTTTCATATCCATTGTATTAGCCTCCTACGACTGCTTTGGTGTTTTCTGATTCATCAATGTCTTTAGACTCGCCTTTTGGAGTGCCCATTACTGGGTCAACTTCTCTTTCTTTGCGAGCAACTTCTAGCTCTTTCAATAGATCCATTACTCTATTTCCTGCTACAGATTCTTGTGCGCTTTCGCCGCCTAGTTCTTCTGTGTTTAGCATTGATTCGTATGGTTTGGTTTCTTTTTCTTCTTGATAATCTTCTTGTGGAGCAAGTGGATCACGTACGATAATGTTGCTTTGCGGGATATCGCAACTCTTACCTAAATACTCTTGTAATACTTGTGTAGTAGTAGGGTACGTAACTTCTGCTTCAAAGTAAGTAACATCAATATTTTCTAACTGTGGAAAATCTAATGGACGTTTTGAAATTGGAACTCTTTTGCCATCTGTAACTTTAACTAAGCCAAATCTGCCTAATGCAGTTTCAAGGTGTTGTTTACACGCTTCTGCATAGTCGCCTGCTACTCCAATTTTAAAATCGTATGTCTTTTTTGATTCTATTAGATAATCTGTAAAATTTTTCATAATTATTTTCCCGCTTTGTATTATTTATCAATATTCTTGAGTTTTTCCATTAAACTATTGCGATCTGTAACTACGTAGCCTTCACCGGTTACAACATTGCCATCATTGTTTATGCCATCTTTGTCCATTTTTTCTTTTTTAAGTTGCAGATCAATCATCTTTAGTTTCTTGTCCATTTTAGCAACCTTGGCATCTAATGATGTTTTAAGCATTCCGCCTGCAACTTCAAATACTCTGCTTGCGTAACGTGATTCAACATTCATTCCTAAATCCATTAAATCATCATATGCGTCTAATGCTTTCTTTGCAATGTCTTCAAGTTCGCTATCTGCTTTATCTCCAAGTCCCTTTACTCTAGGTAACGCACTAGCTATTTTATCAAGTTCGTGAATATCACGTTGTGTTTCTTGAGCTTGCACAACTGCTGTATTCTTTTTATCTTCTTGTTTTGCATCATCGATAATTTCTTTAGAATCAGGCAAATTTAATAATTCTTCTAGTTTTTTGGTCATTGGACTTCCATTATATGCTACTATTATTTATCGTCTTTTGCCATTATGAAAAATATCATTTTCAGTTATAATCCTAAAAGTAATACCTTTTTGCTTACAATAAGCATATGCAGCGGCCCATTTAGCTTGATTAACAATATAACTTGCTTGATTAACTCTGCTACGCCCTACTTTTTCTCTTATTGCTTGATTAGCAGGTTTAACTTCAATTAATTCAACTTTTTGTTTTCCACCTTTATCTGCATACGCAATAAAGAAATCAGGAACATAAATTGTATGTTTTCCTGTTAGTGGATTTTTATATGGAATACGTATTGCTTCACTTGCCCATTTTGCAACACTTGGATGCTCGTCACAAAACTTCATAAAATGAAATTCCCAACTTGATCTATATGTAGGTGTTCTAGTACCTATGTATTTTTCAGGTTGCTTTGGTGTAAACTTTCCCTGAGCAAATCTAGCCATATCACGCTACAATATTTCGTTTTTCGATTTTATCTGCTGATTCGGTTCTTTTAAAACCTAGTGTACTTGTTTTAGGCCTATTGTAATTTAATACTTCTGTAACGATTGCACTTAATTGTACTTCAGTTAATCCACTTAATGTGTCTAGTAATTTGAATACATTAACTTCGTCAATCTTAGCCTGTTGCAACAACGTAGTCGAAACACTAATTGCTGCTGTTTTATCAAATCCTCTTTTGGTAAAGAATGTAACTACAGCATCAACTTGCGTTGTTGGAAAGCTAAGTTTTTTTGAAAAGTATGTATCAAAAAATTTAGTAACACCTTTGTCATCAAAGTTGGTTGGTTTATCTTGTGGTAAACTTGACATAATATTTTTCCTTAATCAAATGCTGACTTTGCTACAGTTGATAATGCATCGTAACTTTGCCTTGCACCATTGATTCCTCCAGTGCCACCATCTGCTTGATATTTACCCAAGAAGTTTTGGAATCTTGCATCATCCTGGGATACAGGATTTGTGTCACCTGTTGTAGTTGATGTATTTGATCTACTATTAGATACTACAGCTGAAACTCCTGCAACGGCTGCTGTTGCAAGTAATAGTTTTCCTGCATCGCCGCCACTACCTGAACTTTTAGGAAAGAATGTTTGAGATACTCCACTAACATCTATACCAGCTGCGCTGCCAATTACATCTGTAAGTATTCTCATACCACCTTGTCTAAGACCATCAGTGCCGTTGTTTCTAACACTATTAATTAAGTTAACTGTTGCAATACCTGCTTCTAAAGGATTGCTAAAGTTTTTGCCTTGTGTAATATATTCATATAGATCAAGGCCAGTGCCAAAGATGCCGTCAATGCCTAATTGTCCGCCGCCTAATGGTGTAATAGGACTAGGTGTTGTATCGTAATGATCTGTTTGTCCAAATCCTGCTGGTTCGCCGTTGTTACCTGCTTCTACGTGTCCTCTATCATAAAATACACTATCGTAATTAATAGTCATTCTATTTTCTAAAGGATTGCTTTCGCTATTTTGTACAGAATCGTGTGACCAGTCAGATATAATAGGATTTACTAATGTATATTTTGTATAACTCTTACGAGCCATTTGTGCAATTTCAATACGGTCAAAAAATGGCACATTTGGAATATTATTATCCATACCAAACTTAAATGTGTTTGTGCCAGGGCCATCATATAATGTGTCGCCTGTACGACGGTTGCCATATGCTCCACTATTTAATGAATGGTTTGCGTCTGCATAATAGTACCTATAATATGCTTCCATTAGTGCAGTTGTTGCACCGTAATTATCATCGTGAAATGTAATGTTTATTGGGCTATAATCTATACGTGTTTGTACATTCTTTTTACGATTATATTTGTTTTTAGTTTCAACTGTAGCTTGAAACTTAGGTAAGTCAGCTTGTTTAACAAGCATACCAATTTCGTGTTTGTATTGGTCAACTTCTTGTATTATAGCTTTTGCTTGTTCTGTAAGATAAAAAGTTATATGATATGAAAAAGATAATTTAGGTGCGTGTTTTTGTGTATCAGTAATATACAATCGTGAGGCGTGTTGCCAATCGGCCATATTACCTTTTGGACTTAAAATGCCGTTTGCTATATTATCTAAAAATCCGTTGAACTTGCTCATACTAATATTTATCTTTACAAATTATGTGCGTATATAATAAAAAAGGGAGCTCTGCGGCTCCCTCTCTATAACGAATGGCTTAAAGGAGTTTATTAAACGCCGCCGCCTGTAACTAAAGTATTTGTTGTACGTCCAACTGCTGTACCAATTCCAGTACCTTCTGGAGTTTGGATTGCGTTGTCGTATCTAATTGCAAGCGTTACTGTTACTGGCTCGTTAGCACTATAAGCTAATGAGTTGTAAGCAGCATTCTGTACAAAGCAACCATATAGTTCAAAAGTTTCTAGTACATTTGGTGTGTTAGCACCGTTACCACCATCTAAGATCTCAATACGTGTAGTAAATTTATAATCTTGTCCTGATGCTGCACTTGACTGCTCGTAGAAGTCGAATTGTTTCTGTAACTGCTCGCCTACTAGTTTTTGTACGTTGTTGTTTACATCTTCACGTAAGTTCAGCGTAATTGCTTCCCAAGTATGCTTACCTGCTAGGTATGCACGTGAGTTGTAAACCTCAATTGGAATCTCTTCAAAACTTACTGTTGGACGAGTTACGTCAACAACTTGTTTTGTTAATTCTGTTGTCGGTGTTGATACACCAAAGTTTTCCAAAGTAACACGGAAACGGTACTGTAACTTAGGCATCAATAAGCCTTGAGCTGCTGCGCTGTCCCCAGTTGCTAATGGAACTGTAATTTTTGATAGTGTTGAAATTGCCATTCTATTTTATCTCCTGTTGCAAGTATTTAGCATATTTAGGCCCCATATTTCAGGGGCCTAATTAGTACCTTATAATCCTGCTATTTCTCCAGTGTTTTTAAGTCTTAGCGGAATGTAAATAAATTCTACTGCTTTTACAGGTTCAATAGCAATGTCTAAGTATAGTTCATTTCTATCAACTCTGCTTGGCGTATTGTTTGATTCATCACATACTACTAAGAAGTCATATAGTGCTCTTTGACCAACTAGCTCAAGCATTAAACTCTCTGCTGCTTGTTTGATCTCATCACGTGTAATCTTATCATTTGGTTCAAAGATATATGGTTTAGCTAACTGATTTAACTGTGAACGTAAGTAAATTACCAAACGTGCTACGTTAATTCTGTCTAATGAACTTGCGCCTCTTGCACGAGTTTTCTGTCCATAGTTAACAAGTCCTGCGCCACTAATAAACGTAATTGGGTTAATTGCTTGTGCGTATAATGTATCACGTTGACCTTCGTTCAACGCTACTGTTACAAATTCGCCTTCTGCATTTACAAATCCTGTTGATGTTGCATTAGTAATACCACCACGTCTTGTGCCTGCCGGAGCAAACCAAGGATAGCTAACTTGATCACTTAGTGCAACTGTGCGTAGCATCATATGACTTGGAGGAACAACTACGTTGTTACCTGCATTGTCACTTGTAAAGCCCCAAGGATAAAAGATACCAAAGTATTCATCACGGCTAGTTAAGCCATCATCATTATCTTCTGGTGCTAATGCTTGGTTAGTTGCCCAGTTGTTTAGTGAAGTTGCGTCTGAAGCAAGTCTTGCTGGTGTGTCACCAATAACAAATGCACTTAGGCCTCTGTCATAGTTTAGTGTGATCATTTCACCAATTAGCTCTGGATAACCTGGAGTTGCCATCAAGTTAAAGATTCTTGATTCGTCATCTCTAATGTCATCGTTTGAGTTAACCATTG